CTAAAAACTCAACATTAGTAGCTAATTTCGAAGCTACACCTCAAGTCCTAAACAACTCGGCACTTTTACACGGAGTAGTTCGTGTAGCACAAGGTACGATAGTTGTTGCGGCTGGAGATAGTGACGATAACGATATTGTTATGCTTGCACCAATACCAAGTAATGCGACTGTTCCACAAATTTTTGTGGGATCAGACACGCTTGGTGGTTCATGTACTTTCAATGTTGGTATCTATCAATCTAGTGGAACGGTGGTAGACGAAGATTACTTTGCAACTGCGGTGGCTGATGCTGGCGCAATGGCAGACGTAAGATTTGAAGCTGCTAACATCAACACAGCTGGTTCGGCAATGTGGGAAATGGCTGGAGCAAGCGTTGATCCTGGAGGTTACTACTATATAGCTGCAACTATGCAAGCTGCTGGTGGAACTGAAGGTGATATGTCTTTCAACATCCAATACGTTGTTAATTAATCAGTAAACAACAAAGACAATAAGTTAGGCGGTGAAATATCCGCCTAGCTTTCAAAATGAATTTTAATAAAAACATCAATGTTCAAAATCTACTTATTAGTAGGAGTGCTTTGCATTCCGACAATCGATTGCTTCCAATTTACAGATCAAAAATATTACACACAATTAGAAGAGTGTTTATTAGCTGGAAAAAAAATAGGTGATGAAATGAAAGATAAAATGAACAATAGAAAAATACCATCTAAAATAAAAGTATGGTGTAAAGAAACAAACCAACATGGAGAATACAGCTAATGGCTAGTGTCGTAGATATGTGCAACTCAGCATTAAATTTGCTAGGTGCATCAACAATTTCATCTTTAACAGAAGATACAAAAAATGCTCGTTTATGTAATCAACGGTTTGAATCAATACGAGATAGAGTTTTTAGATCTCACAATTGGAATTGTTTAATTAAAAGAGTTCAATTAGCTCAGGATAGTACAGGTCCAGTCATTGAATATACAAATGCTTATACACTTCCTGTTGGATGTTTGCGTGTATTAAAAATACACAATGGATCAACCGATAGTATTAAATCTGCCTTAGATTTTAAAATTGAAGGAAGAAAAGTTGTAACAGACGAAAGTACAATTTATTTAATTTATATCGATCAAGTCAGTGATCCAAACGAATTTGATAGTTATTTAAGAGAAGCTATCTCTCATCAACTTGCAGCAGATATTTGTTATGCGATTACAAACAATTCGACATTAGCAAATAATTATATGACGAGAGCTGATGAAAGATTAAGAGAAGCAAGGTTCATAGATGCTACCGAAAACTCATTAGACACGATTGAAGCAAATGAATTTACTGATGCTAGATTATAATGACAACCGCAGCATTTGATCCAAGAAATTTAAGTTTATATAAAAAACCAAGACATTTACTTCATTTCCAATGGCAAGATAGTACGAAAATTTATCGTTATGCTTTAGTCGAAATTATAAATGAAGGATCTATTGGTCAACGATTAAAACAAAAAGATGATGAAAAAGATTTAACGCAAGAAGAAATCTGGAAAAATAAATATGCCTAGAACTACATTAGCTTTAACATCTTTTACAGGTGGCGAGTTATCAGCGAAGATGGATGGAAGAACCGACTTTGAAAAATATTCATCAGGCTGTAAAACTTTAGAAAATATGTTGGTGCATCCTCAAGGAATGGCATCAAGAAGAGTGGGAACTCAATTTATTCATGAAGTTAAAACAAGCTCTGCAAAAACAAGATTAATACCTTTTGAATTTTCAACAACTCAAACTTATATGCTTGAGTTCGGAAATAATTATATAAGATTTTTTAAAGATAAAGGTCAAATATTAGAAGGTGATAAAACTATTACAGCAATTACGAAAGCTAATCCTGCTGTAGTTACTTCTACCTCACACGGATATTCCAACGGAGATTTTGTTGTCATTAGTTCCGTTGTAGGAATGACACAAGTTAATGGTAAAACTTTTAAAGTTGCTGACAAAACAACAAATACTTTTGAATTACAAGATGTAGATGGAACTGATATTAATAGTTCTGGCTATACAACTTATTCATCAGCTGGAACAGCTAATAGAATTTATCAAATCACAACAAGTTATACGACTGCTCAACTCTTTGAATTAAAATTTGCTCAGTCCGCAGATATTTTATACATAACTCATCCTTCACACGAAGTAAGTAAGTTATCAAGAACTGGACATACAAGCTGGACATTATCAGAAGTAGATTTTGCTGAAACTGGACCATACTTAGATGCCAATACAACAGCGACAACTTTAACACCAGCCTCCGCAGGAACTGGAACTGGCGTAAATGTTACGGCTAGTGCTATTACAGGAATTAATGGTGGTGCTGGTTGGAAAACAACTGATGTCGGAAGAATTTTAAAATTTAATAGTGGTGAAGCAAAAATTACAGCTCGTACTAATACGACTGTGGTTGTTGTTACCATCACAAAAGCATTTACTAATACAGATGCCACAGCATCATTTTCATTAGGAGCTTGGTCAGATACAGATGGATTTCCATCGTCAGTTTCTTTCTTTCAACAAAGATTAGTATTTGCAGGTTCAACTAATTATCCGCAAACAGTATATTTTTCTAAATCAGGTGATTATGAAAATATGACAAGTGGAACTAATGCAGCAGATGCTATGGTTTATACAATCGCATCTAATCAAGTTAATGCAATTCGATATTTAAAATCACAACGAACTTTAATTATTGGAACAACTGGTGGAGAATACACCGTTGATGCTGACGGAACAGATGCAGCTATTACGCCAAGCAATATTAATATTAGAAAACAATCTTCTTATGGAAGTGCTAATGTTGATGCTTTAGCAGTTGGAAACGCTATAATTTTTTTACAAAGAGCTAAAAGAAAAATTAGAGAATTAGCTTATAACTTTGACCAAGATAGTTATGTTGCACCTGACCTTACTATTTTAAACGATACCGTTACTAAAACTGGTATTAACGAAATGGAATTTCAACAATCTCCAGATAGTATTATTTGGTGTGTTAGAGATGATGGTCAATTAGGTGCTTTAACTTATCAACGATCAGAAAATATAGTTAGTTGGACAAGACATAAATTAGGTGGTCATTTTGCAGAAGCAACAATTACCGTTTCTGATTATGCTAATATTTCTGTTGGTACAACTTTAAAATTAACAAAATCTGATGGCACATCAGTTACTTTTACTTCAGAAGCTTCAGGTGGCACCTCTCCTTCTGAAACTTTAGGTTGGAGACCAAACACAAGTAATAACGTAACGGCAGATAATATTTTTACAGCAATCAATGCTCACGCAGATTTTACAGTAGAAAATCCAGGAGCTGCTATTGTTACAATTAGAGAAAGCTCTCATGCAGCTACAGGATTTTTAACAATTGAAAGTTCAGATAATGATCGTTTAACAGTTTCAAATGAAGGTCATTCAGTTGTAGAAAGCATTGCTTCTATATCAGGTTCTTTAAATGAAGATGAATTATGGGTTATCGTTAAAAGAACGATTAATGGAACAACAAGAAGATATGTTGAATGCTTTACTGATTTTGATTTTGATGAAACTACACAAACAGATTTTCATTTTCTTGATAGTGGATTATCATACGATGGAACAGCAACAACATCGATTACAGGTTTAGATCATTTAGAAGGTGAAACAGTAACTATCATTGCAGATGGTGGAACGCATGCTAGTAAAATAGTAAGCTCTGGAGCAATTACCTTAGACCGAAGTTCAAAAAAAGTAAAAGCAGGATTAGGCTATAATAGCATACTGCAAACAATGAGATTAGAAGGTGGTGCTGGACAATATGAAGGTACTGCTCAAAGTAAAACTAAAAGAATATCAAAAGTAACTTTAAGATTATTTGAAACTGTTGGAGCAAAAGTGGGTCCAAGTTTATCTAAATTGGAAACAATACCATTTAGAACAACATCAGATCCAATGGACACAGCCGTTTCAACATTTCTAGCAGGTGATAAAACTATTGAATTTGACGATGATTATAATACGGATGCTTTTGTTTTTGTAAAACAAGATCAACCTCTTCCGTTAAGTATTTGTGCAATTTATCCTGAGCTTGTTACACACGATGGATAATTGGATTATAAAAGAATTTAAACAAGAACACGCAGACAAAATTGTTTCTTACGGCATGAATAATAAGCTAATGGAAGCTGATGCGTCTTATAAAGATCATCGTATATGCACAGCCGATAAAGGTAATGCTTATACTTTGTTCGTTGACAACAAACCAATTGTTGCAGGTGGAATTATTATTTTATGGGAAGGTGTAGCCGAAGGTTGGGTTATGGCTTCACAAACCATTTACGATGTTAAATTATTAGCGTGTAAAGAAATTAAGAAAAGAACTGACACTCTTTGTGAAAAGAATAATGTCAAAAGATTACAAACAACAGTCAAGTATGATTTTAAAACAGGCATTCGTTTTGCAACGTGGCTTGGATTAAAACCTGAAGGTGTTATGCGAAAGTATGGACCTGATGGATCTGACTATTACAGGATGGCAAAGTTATATTAGATGGCATTTATAGGAAGTTTAGTTGCTGCACAAACAGCAAAAGCAATTGGCGAATACAACGCTGCAATTAATACACAACAAGCCGCTTATTGGGATGCAAAAGCAAAACAACAAAGAGCAGCTTATAATCAAATTGATAGACCAAGATTAATTAAATCTCAGGAAAGAGCTAAATCAAATTTCTTTGTTTCTCTTTTGAATACAGGTGCTGAATTTAGTGGAACTAACTACGCAATGAATTTAGCTAACAATTTTGAATTAGCAACCGATTTAGTTATTGCTGATTATAATGAAAGTCTTGATTTTATGGAAACAAGAAATCAATCTTTATTATACG